AACAGAAAAAAAAAAAATTTGGGGCAAAATAGATTTAGAGAATTTTTTGTTGTATTATTATATGAAAAATACAACAAAAATTCTCAAAAATTCTCACTCAAATTACTTTTGTGAAAAGTGTGATTATTCATGCAGTCGTTTGAGTGATTTTAAAAAACATCTTGAGAGCAAAAAGCATAATACAACAAATACAACAAAAATACAACACAAAATTCGCCACACCTGTTTGTGTGGGAAAAGTTATTCACATAGGGCTTCACTTTATAACCATAAAAAAAAATGCAAATTCATCATTGAAAATTTTTCGGAAAATTTGGAAAATTTCGGAAAATTTCCAGAAAATTTGGAAAATTTGGAAAATTTGGAAAATTTGGAAAATATAGAAAAATCGGAGAATTTTGACAATTCCAGAAAAAATGATAATAATGAAAATGTTAATTACAAAGAATTATTAATTCAATCTATGGAATTAATCAAAAAGAAAGATGAACAATTAGATAAATTAATACCATTAGTATCTGAAAATAAAATTATAAATAATACTACTAATAATAATAATCAATTCAATATAAATGTATTTTTAAATGATAAATGCAAAGACGCATTGAATTTAATGGATTTTGTAGATTCTTTGAAATTACAACTAGAAGACCTAGAAACAACTGGTAAATTAGGTTATGTTGAAGGAATATCACAAATTTTCAGAAATGGTTTAAATAGTTTGGAATTAACAAAAAGACCTATTCATTGTGTACAAAATGATGAAAATATATATGTTAAAGAAAATGATATATGGGATAAAGAAACAGATGATAAAAATATAAAAAAAGCAATAGAACATGTTGGAAAAAATAACTTTAAACAAATACCAAATTGGGTTGATGAAAATCCAGAATGTATTGATAATGGAACATTTAAAAATTCAGAATATATGCAAATTATAGAAAATTCAATAACTAAAAATGAAAATGATGTTGATAAAATAATAGAAAATATTAAAAGTGAAGTTATTATTAAAAATGAATAAATCTATAAATTACTAATTATTTACTAATAAATAAATAATTAATAAAAATAATAAAATTTTGTTAACAAAAAAAATCAGGCATTAAATCTTTTTCTTTTTTATAGTTATTATACCTATATTTTTCAACATCAATATCCATTGATGCAATTACTTCATCATCTATAAAATTTTTACCATTACATATTTTTGGGTCTGCTTTTAATATTATTTCTGCAGCATCCCCCATTATATCTGTTTTTCGTGATATATTCATCATTTCAGTTCCTCCTAATAAATTTTTTACAGGAGCGGTTGCTATAGTTGTTCTTGGCCATAGTGTATTAACTGATACATTTGGAAATTCTTTATTCCAAAATTTTGCCATAATTGACATATTAAATTTTGACATACTATAATATAAATGATTTATCCACCAATCATCATTATTCAACATTTCAATTGGAGGTGCAATAACTAATACTGAAGGATGAGTAGAATTTTTAATATGTTTTAAGCATTTTTTTCCCATTAAATATGTTCCGTTGATATTAACAGAACTTAGTAAATCAACTTCTTTATCACTTTGCTCTAATGTATTTTTCAAAACTAAAGCACTTGCATTTAAAACAACCCCATCTATTTTTCCAAACATATCAATAGTGTCATTGATTGCAAAATCAATTTGCTTAGGTATTCTAATATCACATGCAATTGGATGACAACATACTCTACGTGCAACATCATTTATTCTTTCTGCAGCATTATAAATAGTACCAGTTAATTTCGGATGTCTTTGTTGTGTTTTTCCAATAATAGATATGTTTGCTCCAGATAATGCCAATTTTTTTGCAATGTTATATCCAATACCTCTTGATGCACCAGAAATCAAAAAAGTTTTACCTTTTAAATCATTCAATATTGGTTTTAATGTAGTATCTTTTTTAATAGATTTTAAAACATATGCATATTTATTTTTAATATAATTAATATTACTCATACGTAATATTAATAATAAATAAACTTTAAATATTATTCATAATATCTAATATCCTATCTGTTTTTTTTAATATTGCTATTATTAGTTTTAAATAATAATTTCTATAATTTTTTTCATTTTTTAATTCATCTATTGTAAACCATTTTATTTTTTGTTTTTCAAACATACCATTATTATCTTTAATTAAATGATTTAAATTATTTTTTATAAATTTAAAATGATTATTAAAATAAAATGGTAATTTGTCATCATATTCAACTTTAACTAAGTAAGATGTATAGTACTGTTCATTAACAGTTGTAATCAACTTACTTTCTAACATTTTTTTCATAGCTTTCTTTGTACCTAAAAATCCATTTAATTCTTCATATCCTTCTCTTACTGCAGTTTCAAAATCAGATTCATTATTTTCTCTACCTCCACCAAAATCAGACCATCCTTGGTCATTATATTCATTTTCTTTTCCTAATAAAAAGAAAAGCTTTTTTTTATATAGTGCAACAGGTAATACTCCAGCACCCATTTATAAATAATTGAACATTTTAATTTTAATTTATTTTTTCTAATTTACCTCTATTTTTTTTTGTTAACAATTTAGGTTTATTTTTGCATTTAAAACGAAATGCTTTCAAACTTTTCTTTTTAAGTACACTTCTTCTACATAATCCTACACTTTTAGCTTTATTTCCACCATTTTTTCTAGAAACTTTATTAATACACTTGCATAATTTACTAGCCAATATATCTTCGGCTTTTTCTTTCAATGTTGATTTATTTTTTGGAATAGATAATTTATAATAATTCAATATTTTTTTATAATCTGATTTTGAAAGTTTCATATAATTTAATATATGTATATATTTTATTTTTAAAATAAATATATATATAAATGATAAATAAGGTTGTTGTATTTGATATGGATGAAACATTGGGGTGCTTTCAACAATTAAGTGTATTTTATGATGCATTATGTAAATATTTTAAAGGTTCTTCTAAAATACTAACGCAAAATGAATTTAATAAGCTCTTAGATTTATATCCAGAATATTTAAGACCTTTAATTATGGAGATTTGCAAATATATTTACAATAAAAAAAAGAAGGGTGATTATAAAAAAGTATGCATTTATACTAATAATCAAGGACCTAAATCATGGACTACACAAATAAGTAAATATTTTGATTATAAATTAAATATATCAGATAGTTTATTTGATAAATGCATATGTGCTTTCATGGTTGAAGAAAAACGAATTGAATTATTTAGAACAAGTCATGAAAAAAACTATGATGATTTGGTTAAATGTGCTAGATTACCAAAAAATACACAAGTTTGTTTTATAGATGATGTTCATCATGAACAAATGATACACGAAAATGTATATTATATATATATAAAACCATACCATTACTATTTTTCAAATAGTGAAATAATAGATAGGTATTTAAAAAATCCTATTTTTCCAGTAAAAGATGAGGAACATTTTAAAAAATTTATGAAAAGTTATATAAGTCAATATTACTTCAAAAAAAAAACAAAACAAGAACATGAATTAGATGAAATAGTAACAAAACAAATTTATAATTGCTTAAAGGAATTTTAATTTTTTTATATTATCTAAAACATAATTGTAATTATAATATATTTCAGTAATTGTTATAGTAGAAAGTAAAAAAAGTGCGCATGAAAAAACAATTCTTCTATCTATATCTGTAAATGTTGATTTAGTAAAAGGATTATACATAACAATTAAATAAATACCTATATAAATTTTTAACCAAAATTGTATACTATTCATTAAGTTCTTATTTTTATCACCGAAACCTAATAATATTGAAAAATATAAAATATATAAAATAGCTAGTAAAATTAAAAATATATTTTGATAAATAGCCTTCATAATATATGTTTATATAATATAATATGAATATTGATATTTTACAAAGTGCTTACATTTCCTTAATTATTCAGATAATAACTGGTTTAATTACATTTGCAGGTATTTTTATAAAATTAAAACCAGAAGATTATATTTTAACAGAAATTTTAATTTTAGAAACAGTTGTACAATTCATAGAATTCTCTTTTTATATTTGGTTAATTTTTGCATTAAATAGTGCATCTGAAACATTAATAACACCTGTGAGATATTTTGATTGGATTATAACAACACCTACTATGCTATTAACTACTATATTTTTTATGGAGTATAACAATATTAGAGCAAAAGAAGGATACGAAGAAAATAATGAAAAAAAATCAAAAAAGCAAATATCATCATATGACATTTATTTAAAAGATTATAATTTAATAAATTATATTCTGATTTTTAATGCTTTGATGCTAATATTTGGTTATTTTGGAGAAATAAAAGCTATAAATAAATGGCTTTCATTTTTTATGGGATTTTTATTTTTCGGTCTAACCTTTTATTTAATTTATATAAAATATGCAGTAGATAATTTAACAAATTTATATTTGTTTTATTTTATGTTTTTTGTATGGTCATTATACGGTATATCATTCTTGTTTTCATATAAATATAAAAATATATCATATAATTTTCTTGATACTTTATCTAAGAATTTTTATGGTCTATTTATATTTTATATTATTTATAAAATTAAAATGAGTTATTAAATATTATATATATAATATATAAGATGAGTGAAGAAGTTATTAATAAAAGAATGTATGAAAGAAATATTTCAAATAAACATTTAGATGTATTATATCCTTTAATACCATATTCAACTAAATTCCAAAAATTTCCAACAACACCAACTATGCAAAATATTGATACTAATATTTCAAATAAATTAGATTATAATTATAGTGCTGGTATGCATCCTGGAACTTCTAGGGGACCAATACAAGGGTTTATGCAAAATGTTGATTTTGAAAGTAGTCTTAGAAATCAATTTTTTGCATTGCAAAAATGCGATCAATCTAATTTTGTTCCAAATAGTAATAGTGATTTATATGTAGAACCAACTATACAAACAACCCCATATAAAGATAATCATGGATTGTTATTTAAAACTCATTCATATAAAAATAATAAAAATGTAAAAAAGGAAGATTATTTATTTAATAATTATACCAGATTTCAAAGAAATTAAAAATATATTAATTTTTATTATATATTAATATATTAAGAATGTCATCAAAAACTAAAACAAAAAAGAAATTTATAAAAGCCAAATGCAGTCCAAAATCATTAAAAAATAAAAATACAGCAGATACCTGTTTATCTAATAATAATATTTATTATTTAAAAAAACAATGGAATAAAAGAAATAAAATGGATGAAAATAAACAAATAAAATCAAATAATTCTAGAGAAATATGGTTTGAGTTGAAAAAAAAATTAAATAATTCTTGTAATTCAGAAATATGTATGGTTAGAAATTTAATAACAGATAAGAATTTATTAAATGATTTATTATTTGAAAATTTTAAACCAAAAATGCCAGATGAGTGGAAAAATAACCCAACAGAATGGTTAAGTAGTGATGAAATAAGTGAAAGTATGAAACAGTATGAAGATGCATATAGTGATTTTGTATTTTTAGGTCCTTCACCAATAGATTATGATTTCATTGAAGATGATAATACATGTGTTTGGCCTGAAATATGTAATTTTAATTTGAATAAAATGATAAAAAAAAATAAAAAAAAAATAGGATTTATATTTAATTTAGACCCACATACAAAAGGTGGTTCTCATTGGGTCTCTATGTTTTTAGATATAATTGATAAAAAATTATATTATTTTGATAGTGCTGGTTCTAAAATACCAAAACAATTGATGAAATTAGTTCATAATATACAAGAACAGGGTAAAAAAATAAATAATACTTTTATTATTGACTTTGATGAATCTTACCCACATGAACATCAAAAAAAAAATACAGAATGCGGAATGTATTCATTATATTTTTTAATAAATATGTTAACAGAAAAAAAAGATTGGAAATTTTTTAAGAATGATGTAGTTAGTGATGAAGAAATGCAAACCTATAGAGATAAATATTTTAATAGAGTGTTTTAATTTAATTCAACAATTTATAAAAATTGATTTAAATTAATATAGTTAGATAAACTACCTGCATCTCTAATATATAAAATTTAATTTTGACAAATAATAACAATTTCTGAAGATTCTTTAGATTTATTCATTCCATAACTCCAATTAGTCTCAATAATTTTAAAATTTTTATATAAATTTCTTATATATTCACAATTATTATATGTCATAAACCAATTTTTCTTTGTTAATAAGCATTCATATAATTTATTATGGTCAAATGTATCATGCATATCTCCATTATTTCCATATAAAGTAGATGCTTTTTCTAAATAATAAGGTGGGTCTAAAAATATCAGATTTTTTGTATCTTGATTAGCATTAATAAAATCTTCAAAATCAAAATTATAAATATTAAACTTTCTTAGATCTAACTTTTGAATTCTTTCAATGGAAGATTTTGTGAATCTTTTTTTAGAAGCTTCTAATGAAAATCCTCCAGATAATGTTGCACCACTAAAGGAGCAACGGTTGATAATAAAATACATTATACTTTGATTAAGTTGATTCTTTTCTTCCATTATTTGTTCTCTTAAGGAAGTGAAATTATCTTTATCTATCATATCTATTTTTTTATTAAGTTGAATACATAAGTTTTCTTTGTTATTTTTGCAAATATTCCAAAAATTATAAAGAGGTGTAAATTTATCATTTGCAATAATATTTAGCTGATAATTATTTTGAATATGAAATTCAAATGAACCACACCAAAGAAGGGTGATATTAAATTATTAAAATTACTTATACTAAAATGTTGTTTCATAATAGTTTCTAATATTTT